ACCTGTCTGTTCTACGACACTCTGTGCACCTTCTGTGGCAGTCTCAGAGGCAGTTCTCTTGACGATACCACCCTTGCCGGGGATCAGTGCGTTCAAGGCACCAGATGCCGCTGCCGTTTGTGCAGCAGCTATAAAGTCATCTTTGTTTGGCTTGTCGCGTCCGTTGTTCCGTGCGCGTTCATTGGCAATAGGGCCAAGGAGTTGGACTGCCTCGAAGGCAAACGGACCAGCGAATGCACCCACAACACCACCAGCGGGACCAGCAACAACTGTACCAGCAGCAGCGCCGCCTGCCCGTGTGATAAGAGAGCCAGCATACTGACCAATTTGCTCAACAGCAGCCTTCGGTAGGTATCTGTAGGCAAAAGAGCCATCTTCATCGCCTTCGATAAACTTAGCGGATGCTGACTCATAGTTCTCAGGTGCAGACGTAAGATTGCTCAGAGTTTCTGCTGTACCAGTTGCACCAACAGCCGCTGCTGTCTCTGCCATGTTTTCCAGTGGCTGGTCGATACCAGAGCGGAAGGCAGCACCAAAGCCCTGCATGGGGCCGTTAGTGTCTTCTTGTGGGCTAGAGGATGACTGAGAGATACCTTCAAGTTCACGGGCTTTTTCTATAAGGCGTCTGGCGGCTGCATTATCGCCTGCTGCCACCGCATTACGCGCACCTCGTTTGTAGTCTTCAATGGTAAGTTCAGCCATCATTAACCTCTATGATTGGTTTATGTAAGACAACTCTTGGTCTGTAAGGCTGTCGTTACTTGGTGCGGCTGTGGATGAACCAAAGCGTTGCGACCTTTCTTCAAGCGGCAACTCTTCTCCAGTCTGTAGACGGTATTGGACGCCTCGAAGAGTTCTCATGCGTTCATTCAACCAGTCCACCCAGATTTGCTCATCTTGGAAGTTCTTAGGGGCAGGGGCAAGAAACAGCTGCATTTCTTTGTTTGAGATTGCACCTTTAGTTTCTGCAACACGCAGTAAAGAATCATCCACACGCAGTTTGCTAAGTATCAAACGCCTGTTAGCATCAGCGTCACCTGTAAAGTTATCAAAGACACCCTTAAAGATACCCCCAATACCAGTCAGATTGCCGCCAGCAGCACGACTTTCAGCAATAGCGTCAAGCCCACGTTGCATGGAGTACATAGCATCATTTACAGAAGATAGGGCCTTTGCATTCTTAGCTGCTTCTTTACCACCGACTTTACCAGCACCAGTACCTCTAGCCCTCAACTCTGCAAGGCGTGTTGCCTCTGCTTGTTTAGCGGCTGCAACTTCCGCCTTGCGATTGGCATCCTGTATGGCACCATATTCACGACCAGCTGCACCAAGACCATCGCCTTGGAGAGCACCAGAGTAACCAGCGGCACCAATTCGTATCAAGGCTTCACCTCTTGGTATCATACCTAAAGAGGAACCACGGGCATTAGCTGTCATGTTACCTGCGCCTCTTGAGAGTATTGGAGAGCGGCTAGAGCTTGTGCTTGAGCCACCTAAGACTGGTGCCTGCGCTGCTGTTGTAGTGGTAGGGGCTGGAGTGGTTGTGTTGATGAGGACAGGGCTCTTAGAGTTCTGAGCTTCCATTGCTGCAAAGTCTACAGGAGCCTGTACTGGGTCAAAGTTAGCACCAGCTTGTTCGTTAGGGTTGGGCTGTAACATAGGTGTAGTGCCATCAATTACTGTTGCCTGCTGAACTGGGAGAGGTTCCGCTATTGCCCCCTGATTATAATCGTAGGGCTGATATGCACCTGACCTGTCACCCTCAGTAGCGCTTAGAGCACCGTTAGCTCTTTGCAGGTCTGAGAAATTCACTGAACCGTTACCGCTAGAAAGAGTAGGTGCAGATTCTAAAACTGGAGCTGGTTGAGTGGCAACTGTTGGAGCAGTGTCCATGCGAGGCCCAGACTCTAAGCTCTCAAGAACTGGAGACTGTTGCTTATCGATTTGTGACTTTAGGTACTCAAGATATTCCTCTGGCGTTATGCCCATACGGGCAGCGCCCGAAAGTACGTTTGGGTCTTCTAGGAGAGACTGTGGAAATCGTGACATTATTTAAATACCTCCGAAAGAGCGCATGCGTGGGCGCAAGCTAGTCTCAGGAGCAACGGATTCCTGCTGTGGGAAATACTGCTGGGCAAAGCCAAAGCCACTCATAGCTCCCATCGTGGCAGCTTGGAATGGGTCTACTGTATTAGCCTTCACAGCTCCTACAGATGTAGGCGCACTGCCTAGAATACCACTTTGATAGGCTTTGCGTTGGTTTAACTCAAAGTCACGCTGGCGCTCGAAGTTGGCCCGTGCATCGTCCATACGGGCTTGCTCATAGCCTTGCAGAGAGTTGCCTGCGTTCATACCAAAGTTGGCACCTTCACCCAGAGTGTTGAGACCAGATGTGTAAGCGTTCTGTATGCCTTCGTTGGCCATGCCTGCACCTTGTAGAGCGGCACCACGATCAGAGAACTGCTGTGACTGTTGCGCAAGGCTTCGGTCAATAAGCCTGTCTTGTACGTCTAGGGCGACATCAGCTTGACGGTCATCAAAGGCGCGCTGGGCTACTGCTTCTGCAACACCAGCACGACTAGCATTTGTGTTGCCAGAGCCACTTGCTGCAAGGTCGATGCCCGTCAGTGTGTTCTCTTGGAGGTTGCGGCGGTCATCACGCATTGCAGCGTCAACCAATGGGTTTGCGTTGGCACGAGCGTAGTCCATGGCTGTAGCTAGGCGGTCATTCTGTGTAGAGTTGGCCAATCCTTGGTACTGATTGAACAAGGAGTTGGCATTAGCGCCAAAGCCAGACGTATTGTCCATCATTCCGTAACCGAAGTTCTGGAGGTTTCCGCCAATGTTGCCCATGTTAGCGGCTGTGCCTGTCTGGAATGCGTTTGGACCTGCATATGTAGGACCAGTGTACGCACCAGTTGCAAGAACACCGTCTAGGGCACCAGACGATCCAGATAGGTTAGCGTTCACATATGGTTCGTATTGTCTAAAGGGGGCCAGTTGGGCGTCAATAGCTGCTTGTTGAGCGTCATACTGCTTGTCTGCGCCTTTCTTGCCCATGACACCACCGATTAAAGATGCGCCAATTTGTGCGGTAAACGGATCAATACCCATTTTGTTACTCCGATTTTTTTATTTTGTAGAGGTGCCTAAGAAGGCCCCCTTCGCATGGGACATCTTCCATATGCGTGAAGCCAAAAAGTCCTAAGAATTTATGGTGCTTGTAGTCATCAGTAGCACTCAAAGTGTAAAACTCTTGTACGTCAGATAAATCTAGTAGATTGCTAAAGTCAGCGTGTAGCTCACGTTTGAGAGATGCTGACCACTTAGTGTGTATATCACAATGTATATACGTCAGCCCTCTGCATTGCTCCAAAGACACAGTGTATTTGCCAAGACGCTTTATGACTGGGACTCTACGGGTCATACAGCGACCCAAGCAGTACCGTTGTAAACAACAAGTCCTTGAGTTCCGTTGCCTAGTGGATCCCAAGGAGACACGGCATAGCGAACCATGCCTTTTCTTGGGTTACTAGGGTCTCTGTCTGCAACTTGAATGCTTGCATCCGCAAGGGAACGAGTAGCAGCTTCAATCTCTCTCAGCTCTTCTTGTATATAGTTAACAATGAAGTCTGGGTTTAACGAGGGCTGCTGTCGCCTAACATAAGAAAACACCAGTAGGTTTATTTTGTCGGATAGTGACATATGTCTTACCTCCGACCTGTGACTACTAACTCAGCGTCCATGCCTGAGAAGGCAAAGTCTTTTAGGGTGCTACTGGTCATTTTGTAAGACAGGTATCTACCTGACATTCTGGTATCTACTTTATAGTCTGTCAGAGCATTGAAGGTGACAGAGGTTGAGTAGTTAGGAGATGCGTTAGGGGTATCAGCGGCACCAAACGTAAAGCTAAATGTTCCATCAGAGTTTGGTGTGGAAACTTGCGGATATAACCTAGAGACTACTTTGTAACCACTGAGGGGGATGCCTGCATCATCAAGGTCTATACCCACCCTCTCCAAGAGGAACTCAGGAGACACTGTAGTGTCTAAGGATTGTGACAAGCTGCCTCGGTCTACAAGGTCAAGACCATACACTTTAGATACGGATGTTCCAGCGTCAGCATCTGCGAGAGAGACAACAAGAGGGTTGCGCCCATAAGGACTTTCTTGGTCGTGGTAAGAGCCACCAATGTCTGCATATGTCTGAGTTGCTGTCGCGTAGGATGTCACTGAGTTGATGTTGGCCTCAGAGCCAGAGACTACGTTTGGTAAATCTTGGAAGGACCAGTTGTCCTCTTTGTAGTTATAGACAGCTGCACGGTTACATTTAGTACCGCCAGTGTAGAGAGCCATATCGTCCCCACTGTGGTAGCAAAAGTACAGCTCTTCCAGTTTAGTGTTGTGAATGACAAAGCATACATCTGATTTAGAGTTATCCATGCCTGAGAAGATGTAGTCACGGACGCGTCCATCACAGATAGACTGGCGGGTGTTGCCATCAGTTACATAGATGTCATCTCTGTCGAAGACGTAGTGTTTGCCTTCTACTTCCACAATACAGTTCTGATTGATTACTCCGGCGTCATCGAAGACCTTGCGGAAGTTAAAGATAAACGTGCCACCTACAAACTCCATCATCCACACTTGGTCTTTAGAGTACACAAGGAAGTTGGGGCCAAGGGTGGCACCATCGACTATAGGGGTCTTCATCTGCACGAGGTCATTAAAGCCTGCGCTGTTAGTGAGGTCAGTTTCGTCCCATGTAGTAGGCACTTGGTTGGCCTGTACGGGATCAGAGAACCTCACACGGTTAGGGAATGATACACCACCCTCTACAGTGCCCAGCGCCAACAGAAAGTCACCAAAGCTACGCAAAGCATTCGCCTTGTAGCCAGCAGGCCAGTTAGCAAGCGAGGTAAAGTTGATAGCAGTCGCTAACCTAGACACAGGTGCTTGGTCAGAGCGGTTTACATACTGAACATCTGCAAGAGTTGTAGCTGTAATAGAGCTGAGGCTTGAAGTAGACGAAGAGTTAAACACTTGGCTGAATGCACCATTGTTTAACTCATAGATGTCAAAAGTGTTATCTACTACCAGAACTGTGTCATAGCCAGTCTGAGCGATTAGACCGTAGCTAAACGCAGGTGTCCATGAGACAGCACTAGACACACCACGGAAGATAGGGCCTTTACTTACGTTGCCATCACTGAACCTGACGTTCTTGGCTCTAGTGAAGGCATTGATGGGGAGGTTGTAGGGGTCAACATCAGTGACCACGCCCACGGACCCTAGTCCACGGATTGGTAGGTTAGGCATGGCCTGAGTTCCTTATTTACTGTGGCGTAAGCTGCTCATCTGGCCACTTGTCATCAGGACAAGAGACAAAGGGAATAGCTACTTTAGCTAACATGAGGCACCCACACAGCTTACATTTCTTTAGCTTGGTCAGGTGCTCACAGGTGTTGCAAATAGCCATTCTCTTCTTAGACATTTCGGCTATGCGCTTAGGGTGATAACGAAAGTGCTTTACAGTCACTGAACCACTAAAGTGGTCTGTGGTGCTTTGTGTTATGACCACATCTTCATCAGACTGATCCATAGACTGTACCGTTGTCTGTAAGTGAAGCATATGTGCCTGAGATGGCTGCACCGCCTGCGCCGCCTCCGTTGGCACCAGCTAGACCCCATCCACCGCCACTGACGGTTTGGTTCTGTGTGGATGATAGTATTGAGCCACCTTGGCCACCGGGGTTGGGTGAGCCGCTACCACCTGTAAGTGTAGCAGAGTAAGAGATCGGGGCACAGCCGTTGGGGTTAGTCAGTGTGCCAGTGCCCGTACAGTCACTGACGGTTCCTGTGCCAGAACCAGCAGAGGCACCTTGTTGACCCCCTGCACCTATGACACCACTGACAGCTGTGGAACAACTGATAGTACCAGACATCGTTCCACCTTCGGAACATCCATATGGGGAAACAAAGGCGCTAAGTGTCGTTGTGCTATTAAAGGCACCACCAGCGGCACCAGCTTGACCAGGAGCTGCTTGGCCAGCACCACCGCCGCCTTGGGAGCCACCCCCGCCACCCCCACCGCCTGCAATGAAGGCACCAGAGTTATTAGTCACCTTGACTGTATCGCTGGTGGTAATCTGTAGGGCTGGTCCCCCTGCCGCTTGGGCACCACCACCTTGACCCGTGATGTTACCGCTGTTGACTATGGTTATACCAGCAGGGAAGCTACCAGATACTACTGCGCCACCTGTGGAGGTACTGTTAGAGTACAGAGTTATACCTGAGTTTACATTAGCAATCAGACGTGTAGC